ACCAGAGCAGTTGTATACTCTCTGAGATCGATTATAGATATCAAGACCTACCTGTTCTATTGTCTTTGCTCTATCACTACCAGTAACAAGATAAACATCATACTTGCAGCAAAATTTAATCATGTATGCTTCAAATGACAAATCAATTTGTTGACGACTATCTGTTAGAGTGCCATCAACATCAAAGATAAATTTTTTCACTTACTCAGATTCTGTAGTTTTGTTTTTCTTTCCGATGTTATACTTTTGTTCTAGAATCCAGTCACCCTTATCTTTATAAGAGAGAACTTTGATTTGATTCAATGGTGCGATGTCTGTAACAGATCCCTCTTGAACAATAGTAATCAATCCCCAATCTGCAAGAAGACGAGTGATACGATTTCTACGTTGAACATCGTTTATAGTAAGGTTAGCATGTTTTCCATCAAGTGCAAACAACTCTTTGAAATGCACAATGAAATACTTACCTTGCTTATGTAAAATGTGACAACTTTGATATAACTTCTTTTCTTTTCTGGATGCTACTCCAATTCTTGTGAGTGTTTCTCTAACCTTTAAAAAATCATCTGGTTCATTTAAGACTACCTCTAGCATCTGATCTTGAGACCAATCTACAGTAGGTTCAACCGTCATAGTCATTTCGTTCCTCCAATGTCAAGTCGTTGTTTAATAAAGTTAATTTGTTCAGGTGTTAATATTTTCAAAGCTTGGAATGCTTTTTCGTTACTATAACCATAGTATTGTTTGACGATTTCAAGATCCGTGACTTTATCCTTACGGAGCCAGGGAGAGAATCTTTTCTTTTTCCTAAGTGTATTTAGATAAAATGAATATTGGAGGTCTTTATCTAAGTTAGGAAACTTATTCATCTCGTTGGCAAACATAATACAATCAAGATGGCCAGAGAGACAACGATTGACTATGTATGGAGGATATTTACTGATAGCATCAGGGTCTTCTTCTATTAGATTTTGCTTTGTAAAGTTGATAGAGTTCAACCAATCTTTAAGTTCCATCACCATCCTCAAAAAAATTTGCACAAGAACAAACAAGATTACGATCTCCATAAACATTATCTATTCTTGATACTGCTGGCCAGAACTTATTGGTCTGTTTTAGAGGATAAGCTGCTTGCTCACGAGTATAAGTATACTCCCATTTGTCGGAACTGACAACCCTTGCAGTATGTGGTGCATTAATTAAAATGTTTGTATCATAATAAATTTCTCTTCTTATCATTTCCATTGCTTTCACAAATCTTTTTAACTCATCCAAAGATTCACTTTCAGTTGGTTCAACCATCATAGTATGTAAAACTGGCCAAGATAATGTAGGTGCATGAAAACCATAGTCCATTAATCGTTTTGCAACATCTTCTGCTGTAACTGGGAATGTTCTACAATCAAAGATACATTCGTGTGCAACTCTACCATTCTCTGCTTTATATAAAACTTTAAAGTGTGGGTCAATCTCATTTGCTAACCAATTTGCAGACAACAATGATATCTCACTTGCCTTTCTTAATCCTTCTCCACCCATCATACGAATATACATCCAACTAATTGGTAGTATACTCGCACTACCAAATTCTGCGGATGATACTCTTTTGTTCATATATGGTGTGAGATGTGATGCAACTCCAATTGGACCTACGCCAGGACCTCCACCACCATGTGGAATACAAAATGTTTTATGTAAATTAAGATGACATACATCTGCACCATAGTTACCAGGTTTTGCTAATCCAACTTGTGCATTTAAGTTTGCACCATCAAGATAAACTTGTCCACCATTTTCATGGACAATTCTGCAAATATCCTTGATAGTTGGTTCAAACACACCGTGAGTTGATGGGTATGTAATCATAATACAAGACAACTCAAAGGTATTCATAATTGCTTGTTTTTCTAAATCTTTCAAATCTATATTACCTTCTTCATCACATTTAACAGGAACAATCTTCATACCTGCCATCACTGCTGATGCGGGATTTGTTCCGTGTGCACTTGTAGGTATCAAGCATACATTTCTTTTTGTATCACCATTACTTCGATGATATTCTTGTATCGCAAGTAAACCTGCGTACTCTCCTTGAGAACCTGCATTTGGTTGTAATGATACTTCTTCAAATCCAGTGATATCACATAACCATTCTTGTAAATCAAACATAATTCTTTGGTATCCTAAAGTTTGATTTTCTGGTGCAAATGGATGCATATTGGCAAACTCATTCCAACTTACAGGCATAAGTTCTGATGCTGCATTGAGTTTCATCGTGCAACTACCAAGTGGCATCATACCATTGACTAATGAGAAATCTTTAGAAACTAACTCATTAATATATCTCATCATGTTAGTTTCACTTTGATACTTAGTAAATACTTCTTGTTGCAACCAAGGTTTCTTTCTTATTGGTGTAGAAAACCATTCATACTTTTTACTAATATCAGTAATCTTAAAAGGAATATCATCATACTGTGAATGAACAATTAATAATATTTCTTCTAGAGTTGTAAGTTCATCTAATGATAAAATAGTCCAACCATCTTCATAACGAACATTAAAATCTTGTATAGTTTTTTTACCCTTAAATCTTACAGTATCAAATCCCTCTGATTCATCAACTTCGAGACCACACCATTTCAATGCTAATAATAACGTTTGTCTATATCTTAATACTCTGGTTGCTATTTTTTTCAGACCTTCCGCACCGTGATAAGCAGCGTAAAAACCTGCCATATTTGCGAGGAGTGCTTGGGCAGTGCATATATTGGATGTTGCTTTGTCTCGTCTTATGTGTTGTTCCCTTGTTTGTAGTGCTAGTCGTAATGCTTTATTACCTTGACTATCTACCGACTGCCCTACAATACGTCCAGGAATCTTACGTTTATATTTCTCACTTATTGCAAAGAATGCTGCATGAGGTCCTCCAAAACCCATAGGTATTCCAAATCTTTGCATACTACCAACTGCAATATCAAAACCCATCTCACCTACAGGTTTCATTAATACCTGACATAGTGGGTCTACGATTGCAATCTTCATACATTTATATGCTTCGGCACATCTCATAAATCCATCATTATATTTTAATGCACCATGATTATTTGGATATTGAAGTATGAGACCAAACGCATTTTCTAATGATTCTAAATCTACAAGTTCATCTACATCAACTTTAACTATATTAATACCTAGTGGTTCTGCCCTTGTAAGTAATACCTCTAATGTTTGTGGAAATATTTTATCGTCAACTATAAAATCTTTTTTCTTACTTTGACTATGAGCAAGTAACATTGCCTCCGCAGCTGCAGTTCCTTCATCTAATAAAGATGCGTTTGCAACTGGTAGTCCAGTGAGTTCTGTAATCAGTGTTTGATAGTTGAATAGTGCTTCTAATCTACCCTGCGATATCTCTGCCTGATATGGTGTATATGAGGTATACCATGCAGGATTTTCAAATACATTTCTTAGGATTACTGGTGGTGTGATTGTTCCATAATATCCTTGACCGATCAAAGTTCTTCTAACAATATTATGTTCTGCAATTTCTTTTAATTCTTCAAGTGCCTGTTGTTCACTACAAGGTTCTGGTAAATTATCATCACCACGAAGTAAGATTGAAGTTGGCACTACTTCTCTTACTAATTCTTCTAACGAAGAAAGACCCAAATCATTTAGCATTTGAGTCTGTTCTGTTTCGGTAATACCGATATGTCTTTGAATGAATTCTGTCATGTAGTTAGTAATTCTTCTATTGGCGTTACTGGGTTTATGTTATAGTTAGTTATTAATAATTCTTGTTTAACATTATCATCAGTTCCTTTCTCTCCTCTATGTGCCATTGAATATCTAAGATTCCAAAAATTTAATTCATATTCTGCGTACATTTGCATTAAACGATGATTTACATTATAGGTAATCATAAAATTATGTTTGCATTTATAAACATTCTCTGCAAATAAATTATGGTCAAATGATTTATGCATTTCACGATTCTTACCATATAAAAAATCTTTAATATCATATGGAGGATCAAGAAATACAAATGTACTATCAGAACCTTCTGCATTCATAACCTCTGAGTAATCAATATTTGTAATCTTCCAATGTTGAATTAACTTTGAAAAATCATTTAATTTATCAGCACCAACTAATGAAAAATTAGAGTTAGATGCTGTTGGTGAAAATGTACTGTTCTCCGTCAATCCAGAGTAACTACATTTATTCATTATAAAAAATGCTACTGCCTTTTCAAAGTCATCATAAGTATCAATTTCTTCTTTATACTTATTGAATAATTCTTTTGCACTTGCAGTTACCTTTTCTTTGTCACCTTCATCAAGAGTATTCTGTTTTTCTTCACGAACTCTCTCTGATAATTCTTCACCACGATCTCTAAGTTGTAACCAAAAATTATATAAGGGCACATAGAGATCATTTATCCAAACTGGTATATCTGGATTTGATTTTGTAACATCAATTGCAATCGAACCACCACCAATAAATGGTTCACGATATTCTGTAATAATTTTAGGATACCACTGTGATAGAGTTTTAATTGCTTTTGATTTACCACCAGGATATCTAAGTGGTGTTTTTAGAGATTTAGTTGACATCAACATTACTATCAGTTGTCTCCCAAATAATATAATCATCAGGATTAATTTCAGCAGGTCTACGATCAGAACGATTTAAGAACTCTACTCCTCCTCTTTCTGGTTGTCCCATAAGACGTTTTTGTATCATAATACTTATAGTTTTGTCAAACCATGCATCTAATGATTTTGACATTGCTCGATATCCAGTGCCGACATAAACTTGACCTGCGACAACAGCCACTGTTGCTATACCCCAGAATGTATAATAACTTGATGATTTCATTTGTGCTTTTGTTTTTGTAAATGTTGATTTAGTCATAATTAAATAATCAATTTTTTAGTAGGAGTTGATATCTTACCAAACATAGTTTTATATTCCTCAACTATTTCTTCTTGAGGTTCTCCTATGTAAACAACATACTTTTCTGCTACTTTTATTTTTCCTTTTTTATGTAAAGGAGACCAAGGAGCAAATCCAATTTGTCCTGGTTGTTGAGATGGCACAGCAACGATTGGATTCTCCATCGTAATTGTGTACTCATTTTCTTCGATAACGTCGGCTATTACATCTTCGCCAGACCACATACGGATTAATTTAATAGTCATTTGAATTCACATTCTACCATGATTTCTGTTAAGCAAGCAAGAAGATTGATTTCTTGGTCAGCGACAAATGCTATCTGGAATTGATATTTTCCCAGAATAAGGACAGCCGCAGGGATACTTCTATGCTCCAATGAATCATATAAACTATCGTAAATACGACGCAATAAAACAGAAGTGTCATTATCCAAGTTTGTGACAACCCATTTACGAACTTCAGAAAAGTTTTTTTGTTTAAGATTTTTAATAAGGTCATTTACAGAAACATCTGAAAAGGCAGCTAATATACCACTATCTATTTTACCACTAACTGCATATCTTTGACACTCATTAAGAACTCTTCTCCAATCTGGAAAATGTTTATTAATAAGTTCAGCAAGAACTTTCTTATCTGCCTCTACTTTTTCCTCTTCTAAAATAGAATTTAGTCTTGTGAAGAATTGTGCTGCGATTGTTGGTTTGTCTTTTTTATTAACTGAGAAATCAACAACAGAACACCTACTATGTAAAGGGTCGATAATTTTGTTTTTGTAATTACAGGTAAAGATAAACCTGCAGTTTTTGGAGAACTCCTCAATAGACGCTCTGAGAAGGAGCTGTACATCGGAAGTGGTATTGTCTGCTTCGTCAATGATGATGACTTTATGTTTCGAGTCACTTGTAAGAGAGACTGTAGATGCGAAGTTCTTCGCACTGTTCCGAACCGTGTCAAGAAAACGTCCTTCATCCGATCCATTAATGACATAATAATCTGATCCTAATTGGTGACATAATGCTTTTGCTACTGTGGTCTTACCAATGCCTGGTGGACCTGACAATAACATATTTGGTATCTCACCTCTTTCAACAAAATCTTGAAAAGTTTTCTTGATACCTTTGGGTAAGATACATTCATCAATTGTAGTGGGTCTGTATTTTTCAACCCATATAAAATCACTCATTATTTAAAACCTTTCGATTTTGGTTTTGGTTTATCAATAACGTGAACAACTGTTCCTTCAAACCAAGGTGAACGACAATTATTCCACCACCATTCTTGAACCTCATCCCATGATTCTACCACAAACGATTTGTTTTGGCAAACTATCTTGTAGTGGTGACGATCATATTGCTTATCACTTGTCTGTGCAAACCATTGTGGATCATCTTTTTCAATTAACTTAGTCATCATGATCATCCCAAGGATCTGTCAATCCTTTATTTGCAAAAAATCCTTTATAGATTCCATAACTTGCTAGTAAGATAGTAATTACTGCAATAGA